GTTTTCCCCTAAGTTATAATACTGTTTACAATGTCCACAATAGGCTGAATACCTGTTGCACCTGTTTCTATTTCATTAGAAAGTGCTGTAGCATAAAGCGTTGTTTTACGTTGTTCTTCATTTTCATACGCTTGCTTCAAATAAGCTGCGTCATCTCTAAGTGCTTGCCATACAAAGTTTTGATCGGCTGTTGAAATTTGAAAAGACTTAGCTGCGTTTTCTTGATTGGCTGCATTAATAGCAGCAGTATCAGCCGTGTTAGCTTGTCTACGCCATTGAACATTAGACTGCTCTATTGCTTGAGCATTAGCAGCGTTCCACTGATCTCTTTGTAAATCCATTTGTTCATTAAACTGATCTACCTGTACAGTTAATTGATTATTAAATTTAGCTGCGTCTATAGAGTTAGCTGCATTTATAGCAGAAATTCTATTTTTTTCAGAAGCATTAAATTGTTCCATAGCATTCTGTTGCTGTGCATTAAATTGATTAATTTGTGCGCCTAAGTTTTCAGAAAACTGTGTCATTTGATTATCAGACGTAGCTCTAAATTGTCTTGCTGCATTTTCAGCAGCTTGACTAGACAACAACCTTTGTTGATCTACTTGAGTATCTAATATCAACGCTTGTTGTTCATTGCTTAAATTAGCCATATCTCTTTGTAAAAAAGTTTGAGCTTGAGTAACTTCTATTTTAGTCCTTTGATCTACTGCTGATAAATCTAAACTTGCAAGAGAAGTAGCATTTTGTATAGCTGATTGTTGCCTAGCATTAAAATCTGTTAATGAAACACTTTGCATAAATTTACTATTAGCTAACTCAACTTGTTGGGCATCACTAAATTTACTTAAATCCATACGGGCATTCATAGCAGCATTTTCAACTGCTCTTTGTTGATCGGCGCTCAACAAGGCTACGCCCATGCTTTCAGCTATTCTCCCTTGAGTAATATTTGTCTGCATCCTAGCATTTAAATTAGCTAATTCTGTTTGTTGTGTCGCTGTTAATTCTTGTTCTTCAGCTTGATTTAAATACATTAAATTAGCTAAGCGCATCTGTTGATCAGAATCTAAATTAGCTAAGTTCATTTGTTGAACAAACCCTTCATTCTTAGATGCAAAATCAGCAGCCACTTGCATTTCTGCAAGACGCTTTTGATTCTCAGCAGTCATGTTTTGTTGTTCAGTCTGATTTTTTATTTCTAATTCAGCTAGTTCTATTTGTTGTTCATTACCTAAAGACTGAGCCTTAAACGCATTTTCAGCTTGCTTGTTTAACTCAAGAGTCCTTTGAACATTTTGATAGTTGTTTACTCTTACTTGTTGCTGTTGTTGGAAAGATAACTGATCTCTATCAAAATCAAATTGACCTTGAAGAACTTTTATATTTTGTGCAAATTGAGCAGTTTGAGATTCTGAGGTTTGACGGTTTGCTAAATTATTCATTCTTCTAGTAGAATTTAATTGCGCTCTTGCTAATTCTGCTTGTTGTTCATTTGATAATTTTTGTGACCAATTGGCTTGAATAGCTTGTGCATTACTTTGAGCTATGGGTAAAGCACTTTGTATAATAGAATTAAATAAAGCATCTCGTCCTACTGTAGAAGCATCTATTCCCCGTTGTGTCATATTTTGATTAACTGCATCATACGCAGGTTTAGCCCATACTGGTATATCTCCTGTTTCCATACCCGCCATTAAGGTTTGCATTTGGGCAGATACATAAGCTTCTGGTGGTAATGCTGCTACTGCGGCTACTACCTCTGGTTCTACTAAATCTAGTTGTGCATTTACTTTAACAACATCTCCTTCTATCATAGTTCTCGCTAAGTTAGAATCAATTTCTCCTGTAAATGCAAGAAAATCAATAGCAGAATCAGAAGCAGCTTGACCCGTAACATCACTTCGTTTGTAGGCTTCGTATCCTATTTCATCTGTAATTTTGGCTGCAACTGAAGAAGCTTTTGTACCTGTTATACGTTCTCTAGTTGCTGTTTCGGCTTCTCTAGTTGGCTCAACTGTTACAGATTTTCTAAAATCTACTTCTCCTATTGAAGATGCAGGAGATATAAAATCATCTGTAGTTCTTTCTGCCATTCCTCGCGCAATTAAACCCTCATCTAATTGAGCAGTCTGCACTTTTTCAGTTAATTGTCGTATTTCTTCAACAGTAACAGGAGGTCTATTTAAATTTCCAGCCCACTGAGGATTGTTATTTATTTCGTTAATTAAATAAGCATCATAATTGTCAGCAGTAACCTCACCTAACTCTGCTGCTTGTTTTAAATTTGTAACGGCAGCACTGAAAACATTTGGAGTTATATTATCAGGTGGGTCTGTGTCTTCATAGTCATCTAACTTTTGAATATCAGCTTCAGCAGTAACAGTTCCCTCTCTATCAATTTTAACAGCCTCGCGTTTTTCAACAAAAGCTTGTGTATCTATAGGTTGATAACTTTTTAAGAAACTTCCGGGTACATTAGCATCTTGCATTGCTTCAGTAATTTGTTCACCATAAGCTAAACCAAGATCGTCTTTGCCAGTAAAATCATAGTTATAATAACCTGCTAAAACTTCAGCTACAGGTCTTCCTATGGCGGCTGCAAAATCTTCTGGGCTAAAATTAACTTGATTTGTTCCTTGAGAAAATCTTACAAGTTCTGCTCTTGCTTGTTCTTGTGCCGCTATATACTCAGGAGTTCCTTCTTTTAATCCCCTTGCTTTAAGCTGATTGTCTAATGCAAGAATTTGTGATGTTAAATTAGGTATCCCCATGTTAAAAGGTTTACCTTTAAATGTTACGTCTTTTACTGAGTCTTTTATAGCTTGTCGTTGTTTAGCAACTTTCTTTGTTTGCAACTTTTCTTTAGTAGCATTATAGACTCCTGTTGAAAAGGGGTCTGTACCCGTTACTTCTTCACCTGCTGCTTTTTGATTTTGACGATCTAATTCTGCCTGTACTTGTGCTTCTGTTGCTCCAAAAGTATCAGCAACTTCTTTTACTGTCATTGCTCCAGTATTAAGAGCTTCTACAACTTGTTCAGCTTCAAATTCTGTATAAGACCCGTCAACTGGAATATCAGCTACATCAGCGGCAGTAGTAGTTGCAGTAGTAGTTGCAGGAGGAGTAACAGGTTGCCCTCCCGGTTGTGTTGCTTGTTGATTTGCTAACCAAGTATTGTATTCTTCTTGAGAATTAAAATATTGCATTCCTGATGGTACTTGGGATAGATCATATACATTTCCATCTGCCCCAAAAACCATTACTGGTGTTGTTACAGTAGAATCAGTAGTCGTAGTGTCAGTAGTTGCCGTCTCAGCAGCAGCAGCTTGAGTATTTATAGCTTTTAAATTTTGATTTACATAGTCTTCTGAAACGCCATACTGTGCCGCTAATTGTGCAGCAGTTATTTTTCCTGAATTAAGATCGGCAACTGCTTGGTCTATATCTGCCTGAGTATAAGCAGGTGTTGTAGTTGTAGTAGTATTTTCGGCTTCAACAGCGGCAGGATTAAAAGTTTCTTGAACGCCAATTGGTTTTACAGTGTTATCAAACATAGCAACTCTGTTTAAATCTGCTCCTGCTGCATTATAAACTGAACCAGTAGTTCTATTAGCATCAGCAGTAGGATCGGTACTTGTTGTGTTTATACCACCACCAGAATTAATATCATCCCACGGACTATATTCTTTAGGCGCACCTCTATCATAAACAGGCGCACCTCTGTCTACAGGAGGCCCAGAGTACATATTTCTTTCTCGCCCCGCAGCTAAGCTTAATTTATTTGTAGCCTTATCATACATTCCCCCAACCATCCTTGTAATATCATTTGGGTTAAAACCTTGTTCAGCATGAACTCTACCACCCTTACGGTAGTCTACTCTTTTCTTTGGTGCTCTTGCTCTTTTTCCGGCCATAATAATTCCTATGTGTTTCTCTCAACTTTATTTATTTTCTCTACCGTTCTCATTGTACCTAAACCGAGCATACCCATAAGAACAGGCATCATAGTAGAAACATCAATTAAAGGTATCGTAATATCTGAATCTGCCAAAACTAATATAAAATTAGTCATAGGGATTAAGATAAAGTTTGACAAAAGCGCCAGTGTACAAGTCCACCCGACTGCTGGCCTCCAACCCGAAACAAACAAACTGCTGTGTTTAGCTTCTTCTTTATTAACTTCTATTTGTGCCTTAATAACATCGTGACTATGACGTTCAGCCATTGTTGCAATGTCGTGAGACAACTGTTCTTTTAAGTCTTTATCAGCTACCACCTTATCAAGTATTGCTGATACGGGTCCGATAAGCCTATCAATAAGTCCTAACATTAGATAACCAGTGCAATACCAATTACAATTAAAATACCTGCACCTACAAGAATAACCTTACGTCTAGGTGCGCTTACAGGTTCGCTTAGTTTATCTTTAGTTCTTATTACTAAATCTTTTAATTTGTCTAAAAACTCTATCATAAGTTTCTCCACCATTTTTTAATTTTATCTTTATATTGATAATAAACCATCCTAGTTAATTCTATATTCCCTTGTATTAAAATTTTTAAACAAATTATTATTACAACAATACAAAATGCAATTCCAAGTCTTAAAAAAAACTCAGTCACTTCCCCCAACCCATATAAATGCCTACAGCTAAAGCAGTTAATAATGCAGTTGTTACTATCCTAGCTACTGTTTGCCCCACTGTAACTTTAGTAGCTCTCCAAGAATCTAGTAATCCTCTTAGTTCTTTTACATCGTCATAAGCTTCTTCATCTGAAAGACCTATTTCTTTCAATGCTTCTTTTGCTCCCTGATGCGCTGCTTGATGTATAATCCTTTCCAGTTCTGTTTCGGTCATAATGTCCACCTCACTACCATTTAACCTTGTTGGCCCAATAAGCTGCGCTCATTTTGCCCTTTTTAATGTTTTTGCCATGTCTAGCCTTAAATGATTTTCTTTTTGCTTTCATCTTTGCAGACTCACCAGCTTTAGGTTTACCTGCTGTACTTGCTCCTTGTTCTCCAAAACGAATTATTTTTTGTTTACCTTTTGCACACGCCTTAACCACATGAGATTTTTTAGGATGACTAGGTGTACGCTTTGGCTTATTACAAGCCATTTTCTTTTTGTTTACTGGTTTTCGTGCCATGTTATTACTCCTAAAAATCTATAAAAATAAACTATATTTTTATTCATCGGCTACTCTTGTAGAAGGATAGGCACGTTCATGTCCGGGCCACATAATTCTTATTCCACCGTTTCCAGCATCAGGATTACCACCACCACCATAAGCTCCTCCATCACCAACACCGTTACTGGCTTTCGTCCCATCAGCTCCTCCACTACCACCATCACCACCATCAGAATCAGATGAGCCACTTGATCCTTCACCTAAAAGTCCAACTCCACCACCTCCTCCGGGATTACCACCTGCTGCTCCTCCACCAGAACCAGAACCACCCATTCCAGCTCCACCTGCGCCAGAATAACCTCCTGCTCCTCCACCGCCAACATTAGACCAAGCAGTCTGCGCTGCTCCACCACCTGCACCACCTGCACCGCCTGTACCATTCATTACTGTACCACCTGCACCAACACCTGCTCCTGATGCGTGTCCATAAACTCTTCCTCCTCCACCGCCACCTGCCTTACAGCCTGTTCCATCAAAACTACTATTTCCACCGTCTGTTCCATGAGAAATACCAGTTCCCCTTCCAGAACCCCCTACACTTACAACGTAATCACTTCCCGGTGTTACCTCATAATCATTAACGTAGGCTAAACCTCCACCTCCGCCTCCCCAAAAAGTATCTACCCCAGTTCCAAAATTATAGTGATTTCCTGCTCCTCCTCCACCACCAATACAGACAATAGAAACAGAATATACTCCAGCGGGAGCAGTCCAAGTGTGATCAGTATTAGCGTTTGTTGATCCCTCTGTATTTAAAAATACCGCTTGGCCGGGATCAGCATAAACTTTACTCCCTCCAGCACCAAATCCATTTACATTATATCCAAACCCTGTCATTTTAAATCTCCAGTATTATGCGTCATTTTTTGCATTAGTAGTAAAGAGTAATTTAATACCTAAAAGTCTAGCATCTCCTGATTGGTTATCAGCAGAAACATCTCTAAAAACTTCAAAGAAAGTCACAGTATTAACCGCTGCATTTGCTATAGTAACTGCTCCGCTTTCAGCAGAAACCATCATATCATTTGAGGTTCCAGAGTGAGCTTTAGCAGTAGCAACAACGGCTGTTCCAAAAGCAGTGTTAATTGAAGCATCATTAGCCATGCTGCCACCAGCTAATGCCCAAGCAACTGTGCCTGTATTTGTTCCTGTAACTGTCCAAAAAGCTTGAAATGTTACAGTTCCTTCGTTCCAAGAAGCAGGAAAACCAACTGTAAATTGAGCAAAGTCATCTGCTCCTGTTGCAAAATCAAGACATTTTAATTCAGGGCCGTTAGATAGTTCTACTTGTGCGGCAGCGCATCCATTTGTTGTTTCAGGATACATTGCTGAGGCAGGAACCCAAATAGTTTCTTTTCCTACTTGTTTTAGAGTACTTGCCCCATCCACTAAGTTTAGTTCTGATGCTGTGCTTGTAACTCCATCTAAAATATTAAGTTCAGCAGTAGTGGCTGTAACACCATCTATTAGATTTAACTCTGTTGCTGTTGCTGTAACACCGTCTAAGATATTTAACTCAGCAGCGGTACTTGTAACTCCATCAAGAATATTTAACTCTGCTGTGGTACTTGTTACACCGTCTAAGATATTTAACTCGGCAGCAGTACTAGTTACATTAGTACCTCCAATATCAAGAGTAGTCATTGAGACTTCTCCGGCTACTGTAACAAGCCCATCAGCTACTGTTATTAAATCTGTATCATCAGTATGCCCAATAGTTGTACCATTAATTCTAACATTATCAACTGTTAAAGTTGTTAAGGTTCCTAAACTTGTAATAGCACTTTGAGCAGCTTGTGTTACTGTTAGTGCTGTACCAGATGCATTACCTGTTACATTACCTGTTAATGGCCCTGCAAAAGCATCTGCTGTAACTGTTCCGTCAAAAAAAGCGTCTTTAAATTCTAGAGAAGATGTACCTAAATCTATCTGGTTGTCGGTTACAGGATATAAAGCTCCTGTTGTTAGGGTTAGTCTTGCAGCATTATCTACTTTAAAATCAATCTCATTAGCTGTTCCAAAATCAATAGCAGTCTGAGAGTCTTCTCCCATTATTAAGTCAGTAGCATAAATAGAAGTAATTCCTGTCTGTGCTGCGTCTACTGTAAATGTTAAATCATAGGGATCGCCATCTGTGCCGTTGTCTGTATCAGTCCAGTTTGTTGTAACACCTGATCCAATAAATTTTACTTCTTTAGCATTAGAAACAGTTACTTCAGTACCATCATCATCTTCAAGAATAAAGTTACTCATTGAACCTGCATTAGTATCTACATAAGCTTTAATAGATTGTTGTGTAGCTACTTTAGTTGCTGAATCAGAAGACAGATCATCTTCATCAAGAACTGCTGAACCGCTTACTCCAGTATTTAAAACAGCACTTGTAAGTGTTTTGTTTGTAAGAGTATCAGTAGATACAAGAGATACTAATGTTGAATTAGCACCTGCGGGTAACATTAAAGTATTAGTAACTGCTGCTGAGTGTGGTTGTGCATAAATCTTTTGACCATGACTGTTACTTTCACAATTAAATACTACTGCACCTGAGTTAGTGTTTCCTCTAACTACAACTGTACCTGTGCCATTTGGGGCTAAATCAAGAGTAGCATTAGAAGTTGTAACAAGATCGTTACCATTTAAATCTAAGTTACCGCCTAATTGTGGAGTAGTATCTTCTGCAACATTTGAAAGAGCAGAAGAACTTGCAAGCCCACTAACTACAGTGCTGCGAGTAACCTTTTTTAAACCACCCCCAGAAGTATCTACTGCAAGAAAAACATCATCACTAGCTATAGTAGATATTTCTGATAAAGAACCAACTGCTGTCGGATTAAAATTTGTGCCGTCTGCTACTAAAATATGACCTGAAGTATTTGTTCCCATAGTAAGATCATCACCGCCAACGGTAAGATCACCAGTAAGGGTAAGATTTCTTACTCCGGTATAATCTTTGTTTGCATCTAAAATAACTGCTTTAGAAGCAATAGCAGTACCTGTACCAGTAGCACCTAAATCTAAAGCGTTTAATTCACCTACAACTGCTGTAATACCATCTAAAGTATTAAGTTCTGCTGTAGTAGCAGTAACGCCATCTATTAAATTTAATTCAGCGGTAGTTGCAGTAACACCGTCCATTATATTTAATTCGGCTGCTGTAGCACTAATAGCTGTACCATTAAAATTTATAGCATCTAAATAAGCTGTACCATCAATGTATATGTCTCGCCACTCTTGACTAGAAGAACCCAGATCATAAGCACTATCTGTGTTTGGAATAACATTACTGTTTACGTCTGCTCCAAAAACAACATTATCAGTTGCAGCATCACCAAGAGTTAATGTACCTCCGTTTAAAGTAGTGGTTCCTGTAACTGTAAGATTCCCGCCTACTCCTAAATTACCTGATACATCTACTGCACCATTTATATCAATAGTAGTAGCATTAATTTCTATTTCAGTATCAGATACTAAATCTAAAACTCCGTCTGCTGATTGGTGTATATAAGTACCAGAATCACCAAACTGTAATTGATCAGTGCTAGAAAGAAGAAGTCCTGTATCAGCTACATGAGTTAAAGATACATCTTGATCATCACCTAAATAAATAACTGCCCCATCTGCTAAGTAAAGATCACTAAACTCTAATGCACTTGTGCCAAGAGCAGCACCATCAGAAGCATCAGGTACAAAAGCTGTATTAGCTGTAATAGTTGTTCCTACAATGGTTGTTGCTGAACTAGCACCAATAGTAGCTCCGTCTACTGTACCACCATTAATATCGGCTGTATCAGCAACCAAAGCATCTGTTGTTACTGTGCCATCAAAGTAAGCATCTTTAAATTCTAAAGAGCTTGTGCCTAAATCAATATCATTATCTGTAACAGGTACGATAGCTCCGTCTTGAATACGAATTTGTTCTACAGCAGAGCTAGAAACTTCTACAAAGAAACCCCAACGGTTGTTTGTACTATCAGCTACAATTTTATTTAAAAAATCTTGATCACCTATTGTATGTACGTTACCGCCTTCTCCGGCTGTACCATCGTGTTGGTGACCTGTAGTGCTACTAGAAGCATATGAAAAAGCAGTTAAAAGTCTATTAAATTCATCATTAAATAAAGCAGCAGTAATAGTATCTCCATCTGCCATTGTGCTTTGTCTTACATAACTTGTACCCATTATTATCTCCTACCAGAAGGTCTGTAGTCTACATAGAAACCGTTTATTGAGTAAGGCGCTCTAGTATCCTGACTAAATATTTTAAAAGCTATATTGTGTCCACTTCCCTGTACTGCTTGTCTTGCCATAGGGTCTTGAGAAGCTCCAAATACTGCTGTACCCAGTATTGAATCTCCAAATACTGCCGGAGTTGGAATTGCATCCAACGTATAATTAGGAGGTTGTGGTCTATCAGTATCATCAAAATCATACGTGATCTTTAATGTTGGCTGTATTGTGCCTTCAGGCGTAAAAGATATTTTTGTATAATGTAATGTTTTAAGTGTACCTGCATCTCCAAAATCTAAGTTAGGTGTTTTATATCTAGCATCTATATTTGTTTGTGTTCCTGCCGGATTAAAATCATTTCCTGTGTTATGGTTATAAACATATCCATCTTTATCACCATGATATATTTTTTCTACACTATCGTTATTAAAACCTGATGTAAATCCATGTGCCTGAATACCTATTGTTTCAGACCATTCAAAACCATTAGGAGTTATTGTGCCTATCAAACCTTTTGCAGTAGACGTAGAACCTGCACCGGGACTATAAAATAATCTGTATTGAGATTTACTTCTTAGTACTGCGCTACTAATAGTAAATGTATCTATAGAAGCTGCTATTTTTGATACTACAGATTGTATTTGTCGGGATACAGAGCTTAACTCTACGTCACCAATACGTGCTGTACCTGCAACTAAACGAAATCCATCAGGACTCAAAAATAAAAGATCGCCTCCTATTTCCTGAATACTATGCCCATCTAAACAACCTACGTTTTGTGTAATAGGTGTTATAGCTATAGAAG